TGGCACGTTGAGCATCGGTCTGTCTCATCGCCGGTGTAGCTACAGAACTGGTGCTCATAGCATACGCTGTCCTCGTATGCTCCGTATATGACATGACGGCCATTACGGGCTCGCCTGAGCTTGGGCAGCTCTACGTTTGTTTCTGACCTCATGGGCGCATCGCCGGTCCTGTTACGCGGACTACTGCGAATGTCCAGAGACGGCTTAGCTCGGACCCTACCACCACTTCTTCAAGGCTGTTGTCGTCGATGTATCCGAACTGGAGGACCTGGACACGTACCGGTCCTGGTAGTCTGATACCGCCTGCCGTCTGCATCCGTTGCCCGTACTCTTTGATGACGGCCTCGTACATGAACTGCCTGTCTAGATACAGAGTGCGCGGGATGGGAGAGGCCCACGCGAAGGTATCTGCCTGCATACTGACCTGCCTTTGTATGCGATGCTATCCGGGTAGGTTACCGAGTAGGTAGTCTGTTGCCTCGTCTATCTCGTTGAAGTGTTTGGTCCTGTTGTTGTGCTTAGCAGCGATCTTCCCGTCTGGGAACACAGCGACTAGGCCATCGACACCGGCTAGCTGCTTCCAGCCCCAGTTGCGGTTCTCGAAGAGGCATTCGAGCGCGCGGTCTATGCTGACCTCAGGCGAGTCAAGCTCATGTTCATGCTTGTACCTGCGGAGCCCGTGTAGCCGATTGTGGAACGCCCGGTAATTTTGCTCGACGTTGAAGTCCATGTTGGGCGGTAGCTCGCTCAGGTCGGCCAGGCTGCCCTTGTGCCGTTTCGAGAAGTGAATTGCGAATGTGGCTGTGTCCATTTCGCCCACCGCGATAATGATTACTGGAGGCCTTGCTGCCTTCGGCTTTGCCGCCGTCCTTAGTCCTGCCATGACTACTACTCCTCGTCTGTGCTTGGATACCTGTTGCGGCTAGCCCTGTAAGACTTAGCCCATTTCTCCAGTAGATCAGCCATCTCGGCTGCGTAGCTCTCCGCGTCGCCGGAATCGGAAAAGGCATAGTCCTTGTCCTCGGCGTCGTACAGCTCGATGATCTGCTCGCTGCGGTTGATCAATGATCCGGTTGTCATCGGCTTGGTGTTGGCCGGTAGCCTAGTCATTAGTCCACCTTCCTCGGCATTCTCTTGAATTGGATGACCGGGCCCATATGCCTGCCCTTGGGCATCTTCTGCAGCCAGTGGCCCCAGGCCCGTGTGCATACACGGTGCGTTTTTATGTCTGGGGTATCCCAGGTGGCGAACTTGAATCCGCAACGAGGCCATCGCACTAGTTCATCCTCCTCATCTTGCGCTGGTTGTCTTCGCTCCGCTTCTTGAGTGCATGTATGAAGAACCTGGCGTCTTTGTTGGCTTGTATCCGGCCTGTGCAGATGATGCCGGTGCTGATGAAGACGTACAGAAACGCTGACGAGATGATATACCACGGCGGCATCCATCTAGTGAAGCCCATGATCAGGACGACGGTGATGGAGGCTATGGCCGCGACACCGTAGTATAGAGTGCCCCAAATGCTGAACACTCTCGGAATCCTGGTCACAGGTACAGGGGTAAGTGGAAGTGGCATGTGATCTGGCAGTGTTGGCTCTTCGCTCATGGCTTGCCTTTCGGCTCTTGTACTAGCGGGTCCGATCCGCCCGTCTCGCGGTGGACCATGGCTGTGTATTCTGGAGGGTTTTGATACTCTTCAGTAACGCCTGATGAGTCTAGTTCATCCACCTCTTCGATTTCTGGCTCGTCAGGTGATGACATGGTATGGCGTCTCCTTGAATGTTTCGCCCACCTTATGAGCGGGCTCGATGACGTCGACAGTCTTGTCAAAGTCATACCGGACCTTGACGTGTGGGCCTCCGCATATCTGCGCGGGGCAGGCGTCGGGTACGCACCACGCGACCTCGTACCAGCGCTCTAGCATCTTCGCCATGTCATTGGCGACTTCGACTATTTCGTTTTTGCTATCTTTGCTCTCCTTGCGGAAGCGCTCGACTAGTGACTTGCTGTCCGGGCCGAGATTGAGGTCCCTCATATCGTGATGAACCTTTCCTTGATTGGCTTGATCTTCCATGTCGTTTCGTGATCGAGCAGAAGGATGTCGGCGTGCGGCTTGCAGGCCACTAGCTCTTCTGTACTGCCGTTTAGGCCTGAGCGGGCGGTATAACTAGCGCTGTTCTTGCATTGATAACCGGCTACGGTATTAATCTTGCAGCGATTCTTGTTCACGTGATACCACGGAACGAGCTTGGCTTTCCTTGTTGCCATGATAGTGTCCCTTGTCTTGATCCTAACGAGGAAAACTCCATGAGTCGACTGTTATCTCCTCGGTTGAGAACCGGAAGCCGCAAGCATTGCATTCCCGGCGTCTCCGAATTGAACCGTCTCTCGGCCTGGAGTCGATTACCCTGGAATTTGTGGAATGACATCTTGGGCATTCCATCCTCTGCCTTCCTGCACCGGCGGCTCGCGCCGTCCTATCCGTCGAGTATACCCTATTTCGTCCGAAAGGGCGAATCCTAGGCCCAGCGCTATTCCGGGTCGACTACCCATAGATCGTCAATTGCGATGCTGTTGCCGAAGAATGGAGTCTTACGGCCGCGCATCACTACTACATCATGCCCGACCTCGACCATCTCCAGTAGCGACTTCATCTTAGGGAATGCATACCTTGTAATACGGCCATAGACTTCCTCGATGCTGTCATCGTAGCACTGTAGTACACAGTACTTTCGCAGATGTTTGTCCTTGAGCGTTAGCAAGATTTCGTCTACATCATTGCCTGTCCGAGAATGAATGTTCTCGACGATGTCCTGAAATATGCGGGCCTTGACGATACCGACATATACGACCGTCTCGCCCTTGTTCCGCGTCATCCACTTCGGTGGTATAATCTTGGATACGTCATCTCCGTTGTGTGTTGGTATCGGAGCCTTCAGCTCTTTCTTCACTATGGCGTCCGTGACGCGGGTGATAATCTTCCGCGCACGGTCGAGCCCGAACGGGTCATCATCATCAGCGAACTGCTTCATCGACTCGACGGTCTTCGGGCCGACACCGTTAGCTCGGATCATGTCTGCCCAGCAGGTGAAAGGCTGTTCATCCCCCGCGCGGAGTATCGCGGTCGCTGTCTTGTCAGCGATGCCCCTGACTGACGTTAGGCCAGCGGTTAGGTAGGTTCCGCTCTTATCGGTGAACGGCTGCCATGTCCGGCCACTGCTCCAGTTCGGAGCGCGGACCGGGATACCATGAGCGATCGAGTCGCGCATCAACTTGAACTCTTTCTCCTTGCCGGGCTCGGCCTTGTAGAGCGATGATGCGTAGAACTCAACTGGGCAGTGTACCTTGAGATAGGCGCACCACCACGATACAACAGAGTAGCTGACGGCGTGAGCGATGTTGAATGCATACGTTCCCGACGTGACTAGATGCTTCCATATTTCCTCAGCAGTTTGAGCGTCCATGCCATGGTGTCGCTTTGCGCCGTCGATGAAGTTCTGCATAGATACTTGGAACGCAGCCTGGCCAATCTTCTTCGCAATGATGCGGCGAATCTCATTGAGGTCTGTCCAATCGAAGCCGCCGATGACTTGGAGTATCTTCAGGATTTGTTCTTGGTAGATGATTTGCCCAAAGGTATCAGCGGTGATTTCATCAACCACGGGATGGTAACGTACAGCCTTTTCCCGCCCATGCTTGACATCGCAATATTTTGCCGTCGTACCTGAAAACAATGGTCCTGGCCGGCATAGTGCGCTGACAGCAGCAACTTGCCAGAAGTTATCTGGGCATACATCCCTGCAGACAATTCGGGCAGCGCGACCCTCAAGCTGGAATATTCCGACGACGTCATTGCGTTGAAAGATAGATAGTGTGTCTGGATCGTCATCTGGAATCGCATATAGGTCCTCCAGTGTTAGGCCGGTTAGCTCTAGGCACCGGGCTATCATGCCCATTGTAGTAAGACCCAAGAAGTCCATCTTGAGCATGCCCGCGTACTCCGCGTCGTATTTGTCTATGCTCAGGACCTGCCGGCCGTCGCGCTCGTACGTCGCACATACGTCAGTGATAGGACTGTTCGCTACAACGAGACCTGCTGCATGAACGGACATCCCACGCACGTTACCTTCGAGCCGGGTGGCAAGCCACAGCTTAGGAAAGGCGTCGAAGATTTGTTTAGCATTCGGGAACATTTCCGCCGTATCAGCCAGCGTGGCATCGAACCGGGAATCTCCACCACTACGCTCGATGATGAGATTAGAAACGATGTCCTTTGCCTGCTTCGGTACGTCATGCACCCTGGCCACGTCGACCAGGCTATTCTTGCCTCGATAACGGACAAAGTTAGCAATGGTACCAACACAGTCATCTCCATATTTCCCCTTCAGGTATTCGAGCACTTCACGACGGCGGTCGTCTGCGAAGTCCAGGTCAATGTCTGGCGGGTCTGTCCTTGTCTTGTCGATAAACCTCTCAAAGATTAGTCCAGGATACCGGGCCGGGTCAATTTCAGTGATCTCTAGCAGCCAGCAAACTACGCTTGCGGCCGCACTACCCCGGCCAGGGCCGACCGGAATGGGCACGCCGTTACCATCATGTTTGCACCAACGTACCACATCCGCGGTCGCCAGGAAAAAGTCGATGAAGTCCTTGTCGAGGATATGCTTCATTTCGTACTGTACTCGCTCAGCGAACCAGTCCTGGTCCTTGCGAGAGCGGTTACTGATCCTGCGGTAGCGCCACCCATCTCGTAGCCATTCCCAGATCAGCTCTTCGGCAGTTGTACCGTCTGGGCAGGGAAACCGGAGCCGTTCGGCCTTGGGCAGTGTCACGTTGCAACGGCCCGCTATCTCCCTTGTATTCATAACGGCTTCCCATGCCTGCTGGCGCGGGATGCCGGTGTCGATCAGCTTTTTGACGATTATCTTATCTGACTCAGGCAGTGTCATCAGCACATCATAGTTCCAGCGCCGCAGCATCTCGTCGGCCGTAGCCTGGCCGCGTCCCTGAGGGCCGCATGCGTGTAGTATGACTTGCATCTCGTTGTCTTCAGGCATGACATAGTGACAGTCGAGAGTCATTGCAAGCGGTATGCCGGTTACCTTGCTCAGCTTTGAGTAAGCCGTGTTGATCTTGCGAGTCGACTCTAGCTCTGGGAATGCCTGTACTTCGAGGTAGAACCGGCCGTCATCAAATGACTTGGCGAACCGTTCTGCGATGCCTTGACATTTCTCGAATGCCGCCCACTTTTGAGCCGTGGTCTCTGGCGCAGGGATGCCCTTGCCGCCGATCATCTCACAGGCAAGCCTACTGCCGGAGCAACCGGACAGGACGATGAGCCCATCATTAAACTCTACTACGTCCGCGCCTGTCATTGTCGGGTGCCATTTGAACTGCTTCCAGCTCCGCGTAACGGCGAGATTCAGATTGCGATACCCGGTCTGGTTCATCGCTAGCATGATGAGGTGATACTTAGTCTGTCGCTCCATTTCCTCGCCGGGGGCAGTGTATGCCTCGATGCCGAAGATGGGCTTGACTGTACCTATCTTGTTGGCGGCTTTCTCGGCGCGGAAGTGTGAAGAAGTGTTGCCATGCTCAGTAAATGCGAGCGCGGAGTAGCCCAGTTCTGCCGCACGCTGGAGATGTTGTTCTGGCGTACCGTGCCCGTCCAGGAAACTGTACGTCGTATGCTGGTGTAGACTAACTGCCTCTGGCATTGTTCCCGGCCTGCCTCGATCGGTCCTACTCGATCCTACCGCGCGCCCGATAGCCCTACAAAGCTACCGGTAAGCGCTACGGCCGCGTAGGCGCGTCGGTAGAATCGCGGTCTAGGGTCGGCCTGTCCGGGCCTTAGAATCGCGTACCGTCGTTTGACATTTACGGCCGGTCTTCTCGAATTTGCAGTCTGTTTCCATGCTGTCATGATAAGCCCTTGGGAGATCGCAGGAGCCACATTGTTCTTCACGAGGATAGAATCCGTTGATTCTTTTAAATTGGAGTACTTTTTGCGTTCTAGTACTAGTATGGGTTAGTTTTGGCATCTATAGTCCCGTCCATTTGCCGACTGTGAATTCTGGGTGCCAGAGGCTGAGCGGCCATAGGCCGACCGATACAATATATTGTACGAGAGAGTGAAGATCGACTTGCCAGGTGAACTGGGCGCTGAATGAAGGGTAGTGAGGTGCAGCTGTGTTGACGCCTATGCCGATGACGATATAGGCACCGACCCTGATCCAGGTGCTGTAGAAGACACTCCTGAGAAAAGTCATATCACATTCCGAACATGAGGAGGACGGCGCGCAGGGTTATCCCCGCGCAGAGGTAAATGACAAACATATAGAATGCTTGCCTCTTGGTGAGTCCCCGGCGTATGCGACGTATTGTTGCGGTAATGATGAATAGCGTTATGACGATGAAGATCATTTTATCTTTCCAGTCCTGGGGCCGACTGGCTGGTTCCCCTCGGCATGGTATACGGAGCGGGATGCCCATACCGGACCACGTACGGTGAGCGCCAGCCGGGCAGGAACGGGGCGCGTCATGTACGCTGATATGAAACCAGCCAGTCGGCGGCTCACCGGTAGTTGGCCGTTAGCTTGGCGAGGATACTGGCGATCGACTGCATGTCCTTCAGGAAGTGGATGATGTTTGTCTCTGGTGCTGCGTCCATGTTATACGACCGAGGTATTATTGATGTGATCTCGTTGATGAAGTCATTATGCGAGTTAATTGATGCCCTCAGCTCCTGGCACTCCTGTCGCAGAGAATCATTCTCGTCGCGTAGAGCATGTAGCTCGACTTCCTGCTCGTCTTCGCCCTTGGACATGTCGCCGGGCCTTGCCATTCGCTCAGGCATGTTTCCTCCAGTACACGCTGTGCCCATCGATGTCGATGATAGGCTCGGTGATTCCATGGACATCCCGGTATTCGTTCATGGCCTCTCTGCACATCGGGACGTTCCAGTCGTCGACTATGCAGAAGCCGCCCGGTGAAAGCAGCGGGTAGAGCGGCACTATCGCGTCCATGGTAGATTCGTATAGATCGCAGTCTAGCCGTAGCACGGCAAGCTGATCGACCGGGCCAGGCAGGGTTTGCGAAAACCATCCCGGCAGGAATTGTACTCTATTGTCCAGGAGCCCGTACAGATCGAAGTTGTGTGCGACATCAGCTTGTGGCACGGCGAGGTGAGATTGCTCTGGCTGGGAAGCCAACATCTCGTCGTCGTTCCGTGTCGGCGCTGGGAACCCATCGAATGAATCCGCGACCCAGACAGCACGATCCGTGACGCCATACGCGCGGAGTATGCCACGCATGAAAATGCATGCACCTCCTCGCCAGACGCCTGTCTCGATGAAGTCGCCTGGTATTTCTTCATCGATGACTGTCTCGATACAGTACTGGAGGTTCTCCAGCCTCTTGATGCCGATCATAGTGTGGGCGTTGAGCGGCCAGTCCCTGCCGATAGCACGGACCTGTTCGCTGTAGTAGCTTTGCGGCCGCCATCTCACCGGTATGGCTGGGTCCTCGTAGACCGCGCCGGTCAGTGTACGCTTGAGCAGGTCGAGGTACAGTTCCCGGTCTGTGATCACAACACTTTCTCCGTTGCCTCTGGCGGGGCTGGTTCGCCTGCATCCCCGAACCTGCTGTCTGGATCGGCGCGTAGAAGCATCCCGACGAAGTTGATCAGGTCAAAGCCGCTGTCGTCGTGGCGCTTACCCTGTGTCCAGGTTCGGAACCAGAGCCGCTCGAACTTCTTGCGCACGTCCCAGATGATGCCGAGGACGCCCGCCTTACGCCAGAGTGCACCGGTCGGTTCATACCCGCGCTCGACCATTATGCGGAGGCACGGCACGAACACTTCGACTAGCTGGCCGATCGAGTCGGGTGTGTACTGTTCCTCCCCGAACACTGCCGCCATGAACGCATGTGCGTGCTTGTATATCTCGGGCGTCGGCGCGACCATGTTGACCGGCTCGATGTCTATGTCATCGAACACGTCAGGATGACGCCATTGATCGTCGCCGCGAACAGTAGCTTGTAGTTCATGCTTTAGCTGCTTGATTGACTTGTCATCATCCGGTAGGCCGGACATTGGTTCGTTGGTAGGCTCCTCGCCGTGCCGTTCATTGTACGTACGATGCCGTTCGGTCCATACCTCATCGTTGCCCCTGCTCATTTGTCGAATCCGCTCTTGCGCTGCCGGTAGGTTCGGTTGTCTTCCAGGGCCCAGGGGAAGCTGCATGTTTCCTCGACGCGCTCCGGTCCCTGGAATGTGCACTTGTGAATCTTCTCGCAGCTGATCTTGATGAACGGCTCCAGGTACGGGTGAGACTCGACAAGGAGCCTGCCCATCTCGCGCGTCACCCAGACCAGTTCCTCCTGGAACATAACACAGGCTCGGTAGGCGTACGTGTCCATGAACACCTTGAGAGGGTACTCGCAGAGTATGAAGTTTGTCGTGCCCTCCGGCAGAATGTACCGCGCGTCCTTGTACTGGACGTCAGCGTCGATCGCCAGATTGTAGACACGGTGGCATTCGATCATCACGGCAATCCACTCCGCGCGGAGCGCCGGATTGATCCAGACCGACTCTGGCATTCTGAACTCTGGCATGTCGCCCTGCCAGGTGTCTTGCTGTGACTGCTGCTTGAACGCTGCCTTGCGAGTACGGACGAGCTGATGCGTACAGACCCTGCTGACGCCACGGACGGCGAAGAGCACGACGATGTCGTCGAGGCTCTGCATTGCGAGGCCGCCCTCGAATGGCTCCGTCATGTCCTTTTGATCCATCAGCTCGGGCGGTGCTCCAGAACCGGCCGACTGAGCCCAGCGCGAGATGTTATCCAGCACCTTGTCATCGAAGTCTTGGGCGATGATGACCTCGATCATGTCGGTACCGATCTGCACCATTCCGTTGTCGCTAGGTGAGCGTGTACGGCGCATGTCCTGCGTGAGTCGGCGGCTGTTGAGGTTGCGGGTGCCGTGCCAGGTTGTGTCGATGATGCTCCTGGATGTCTGCCGACTGTGTAGAGCTTCTGGTATTACATCCGCGCCGAAAGTAGTTTGCCGGCCCAGTTCCATGCTGGTTGTCTGCTTTTCCATTTCCGTGTCCTGCCTTTTCTTGTTGCTGCTATACCCGGCCGTTTTTACAGTTGGCCGGGCATGCCACCTCTATTTGAGTCTTCTGCCCTCTCTGGTTTGTTACCGTGGTAGTGACCTTGCCGCTACCGCCGCATGTTCCACAGGTTGCCATGGTTCCTCCTATTGAACTCTGTCCCAGCCGCTCCGTCGCAGCATGGAGACGATTGCGTCACGCGTGTCGTAGTATGCGGTGTCTACCCACGTTTCGTTGCGCCATGCGCCGAACCGCCCAGTGAGTAGTATATCCGGGTAGCAGTCGCAGTCGTGACTGATCGGCTTGCGTATGGTGATAGATTCTAGTCCGTCCGGTACCGTACCTGGGAGCCATTCGGTGCATTCGTTGCCGAGCAGCCACGCCGACCGCACCCACGGGTAGAGGTTGCCGGCATTGAATACGGTGGTGTCCTCGGGCTGGTTCGGATATGAGTGCTCCATTGTGATCTCGACTGCCTTGTGCCGGAAGGTATGGCCCTTGTAGCATAGGTTCCTGAGCGGAGCCGTATTGATGACGAGGTCAAACTCGTGTACCATCCAGCTAATCTCTTTCGAGCTGACTTCTATTGTAACGTGAGCCGCCCGGCCCTTGCCCGGCACCATGTACAGGTCCCAGAGCTTGTCGTACGTCTCGATGAACTTCCAGCAGTGGTAGCCCTCCTGTAGGATATTGCCCTGTATGCTGACGTTAATGTCACCGTATAGCTTGTACCGGTATTCCAGGATGCTACCGCCGATGACGAGCTGCTTGATGTAACCGTCTGGGTGGTCGGTGGAGATCGCGGGTATTGGCCGCTGTAGCACTAGCGGTCCACGCTGCGGTGATTTCTCACCTGGCGAGTAGATAGTCACGCCCGCGCCGAGTCCGTGTGCTGCATGGGCCGCCGCTAGTCCCGCTGGTCCGCAACCGATAACCGCGATCCGCATGATCCCTCCAGTTAAACCCTGCCCGGCACGCCCGCAATTTAAGGCCCGGATTCCTTGGCCGGCTGGGAGCACCGGGCAGGGAGCTAGTTGTCTTTTCTGCGTTTGAGTTCTTGAGAGACTTGTAGCCTAAGCCGGAGGATTAGAGCTTCAATCCTTAGGTGGCTTAGAAAGGTGGCTCATTGTCGTCGACTTCGTCCCGTCCTTTGGAGCCTTTGGAGCCTTTGGGCCCGACGGTACGGTCAGTACGCGCGGAAGACGCGCGAGTACGTTCGCCATTGCTGCGACCTGACGTTGCAGGGCTTCGGCGTCCAGTCGAGGCAGGACGGGTACGAGTGGAGGCAGCTCGGCCCGTGTCACGGGATCGACGGCTTGTTCGCGCTGGCGGCTCTTCCTCTTCATCTTCTTCGTCTTCTTCGTCCTGCTCTTCTTCCTCTGCTTCTTCTGCTTCGTCATCTATGTCATCATCCTCCTCATCGTCCTCGTCCTCGTCAGGGTCTGCCTTGCGCTGGGAGGAAGCCGCCTTTGCCCCACGGGCCGGGGCCTGGGTAGTACGCCCACGACGTGTAGGGCGTGCGGGTGGCTCGTCCTCCTCATCTTCATCCTCGTCTTCATCGTCGATGTCCTCGTCCAGCTCGTCCTTGTCATCGAGAGGCAGCCAGCCGTCCTTGTCGACCTTGGCCTTCAGCTCGTCCGGGTCGTAGCGGTCGCGGACGACAGCAATCCTGCAGAGTGCGTCGTCGCTGCCGACAACCCAACCTCCGATCGAGTTGATGATGTCGCCGATGCTGTCGGGCTCTGGCTCGACATCCATCTTGTTGAAGATGTCCTTGGTGGTGAGGCCGAAGTTCTGCAGGAAGTTCTGGTACCTGAATGCGGCGTCGGGTATGAACGTAAGGCGCTCACGGACGGGGAGCCCGTTGAACTGCTTGAGCGCCCCCTTGTTCTGCTCGGCGAACGCCATCAGGTATATCTGGGAATCTCCGGCCCTGGACTGGGTCCACCACATCCGCGTCACGCGGAAGATGAGGATAGTGCCATTGCTGGGTATCTCGCCACTGTACCTCTTGAATGTTGACTTCTCGACCTTGACGTCGAGTGCCTTGGGGTCGAACTCTTCCTTGCTGAGCTTCATGCGTACCATGTTATGTCCCTCCTATTGCCTTCCTGCCTTTGCCGCCTTGCGCTCTTCTGGTGATGTCGCCAGAATGTCTTCGATCATTCCTGCTATGGAGTCATACCTCCCCTCTGTATCATCGCCTTCTGCTACCTCGCCGTCCGGTATGGTTTCCCATCGAGGCAGGACGTTGAACCTGTCCTTGGCGAAGTACGGCGGGAACGTGTCGTTGATTAGGATGGACTCGCGCGGAGCATCCATGTCACTACGCTTCTTGACGCGGAGGCAGGACACGATGTCCATGGCCGCACAGAAGTTCTGCGCTATGGCGTAGTCCTTGCCGACGATGTTCGGCAGCACTAGGTCGTCGCCTTCTTCATCTTCCTTGCGCATTGCCGTTGCGACGAAGATCGTGTTGAAATGAGCGTCGATGAGATGGTTGACAAATCTCATGAACATGCGTTGCCACTTTTGATGGTCCTGAATCTGCGGTATGTCTCGGTCCCGCGCGGCGTTCTCGTCATGCTGGATACCGAGCCACCAGTCAAGGGCCATATCCTGCATCTTCGTGACACTGTCTACGATGAGCACGTCCTGGACGGTAAGGTTCTTGTCGGCCCACTCAATGTCGGCCTCAACGTGATCCCATGTCGGTGCCCGGAGCAGCTTGGCCTTGGAGCCGACGCGCTTGGCTGATATGACGCCCTTCTCAGTACTGAGAATATAGCCGCGCGGGGCGAATGAGGCGAACACCGTCTTGCCGACGCCGCTGTCTCCGTATATGCACCAGTTGAATGACTCGTTGAAGTCAGCGAGTTCTTCTGGATTGACAGTAATCTTGGGGCGGTTGCGTATAGCATGGAGAGTACTTACTGTGCCGTCGCCGTCGCCTTGCCCTGTGCTGCTCCGCGCTCGCCGACGCGGTGCTGATGGACGCCTGGTTGGCATGATGCTCCTGCTCCTATTCTGCAGCTGACTTGCGTAGCGGTGATTGCTCGGCTCGTGTATACATTGCGTCTCGGTATTCTTTCCATGCGCTGCCTCCGCGCTCGTGCATCGTGCACATAGTGAAGAACTGGCAGTAGGTGCACATGTCATTGACTACTTTGTTGACGGGTAGCTCGCCGTTGCGGACCTTGTTCATGACGAATACTTCATTGGCTAGCCGTCGCATCTGGCTGCCGACCTCGCGCGGGTGACGGTCCACAAACTCACGGACGAATGCCTTGGAGGGCTGGCGCTTACTGACATCGCCGTTCTTGTTGAGATACTGGCCTCGTGAATCGCGCTCACGCTCGTCAGGCTTAGACTTGCGTAGAAAGTTATACTTGATACCGTCGATGGAGTCTTTGGGGCCGATGATGCCTTGATGACGTAGCACGATGGTAGCGGCCGAGAAGTAGGAGCCCGCTTGATTGTCTAGTCCCAGGTGCATCGTCTTGATGGTCCCGGCAGTCTTGTGCTCTAGGAGGACCATGTTATTCCACCAGTGGTCGATGGCGACGCCATCGAAGATACCGATGAAGATAGCGATGACCTCATCATCGCGTACAAGCTCTAGCTCGAATGGCTGCTCGACGGCCAGGACCTCTAGGTACGGGTCATCTTCATACTCTTTGACATATGCGTCGAGCATTGCCTGACCTAGCTCGCCTGCCTCTTCGTATACAGGCTGCTCAAACCATTCCCGGTCATGGTCAGCGTAGTTGGCCTTGATATACCTTATCTCATCGCCAACCCATAGCTTCCATGTCTTTGCCGGAACTGGGCCTCGATCAAATCCCTTATTGTAGAAGAGCGCAAGGGCCTCATGAATTCCGATGCCAAACCAGAGTGCATCGGCGGGCCTTGCCTTGGGACGGAGGCCATCGATGTACGACCACCACCAGCGTTGTGGGCACCTGCCGAACGTATTGCGCTCACTGTTGCTGATGATTGGTACATCATTCATTGATTACTCCTGCCTAGACTACCCGCCTACGGTAAAGCCTACCGTACGAACGCCGGAAAGTCTATAGGGCTCTAGAAATGCGGATGGGCCCGGTAGTCACCTCGACACTACCGGGCCCATGCCCCCGAGACAGGCTTCTGTGTTACATGAACCGCCTCATAGGAGCGCATGCCAGGAATACCTGGACATAGATTGGTATCACCTTGTTGCGCTCCATGTCAGCATTCTCCAGGGCGATCTGGGAATTGCTTGAACCGGTTGGATTGAAGTTGAACACTTGTTCTCCTGGTATGGGTCTTGCACTGGAGCAGGGGCGCCCAGGGTCAGTAGCTGGACGCCCCTGCGATTAGGGCCTGCTATCCGCTAGGCGGACAGGCTGTTGTCGGGGTTCGGGTTGACGGTCGGGTTGTTGGTCTGGAAGAAGTGACCTGGACCGGTCGGGGTGGGGGTCGGGATGACCAGCGGACGGACCCGAACGAGCTGCGCGTTGCCCTGGGCGTCGAAGTCCTGTAGCGACGGGAACTGGCCGGCGACGGGCAGGTTGTGCTCGATCAGGAAGCGCAGCAGGAACGGGCTGACCCGCGAGAGCGGGCAGACCGACACGCGGTGGTAGCGCTTCTGGACGAGGTCAAGTGAGACCGTCCCGCGCAGGATGTAGTCACTTGTGCCGGGCACGACGCGGAAGTTGGCCCCGGTGCCGGTACCCCTGATGACCCTGAAGCTGGACTCCTGGTCGAAGGTAGCGGTGCAGGTCCGCAGGTTGATGACCGGGATCGGCAGCCTGGGGTGCAGGATCGTGACGCTGTTCGCGCCGAGCGAGAACGTGCTGGTGAACGGGCTGTTGTCCGTCTCCTGCCAGCGCGTCATCGGGATCGCGCCGGTGCCCCTGACGTTGTTGAACGCGAGACCGTCGGTGCCGACGCTGGAGAAGTCGAACTGCCAGAGCTGGGCTCGTACCTTGTGGTGGTTCTGGTACTGCGGCGGCGTCTGAGTCTGCTGCGAAGGCGACGGACTGGGCGTGACCCCGGCCATTGCTGCAGTGGTGCCGGAGAGCGTCAGCCCTGCCGCGAGCAGCGTTCCGGTGATCCACTTGGACTTGTTGGACATATTGTCCCTTTCCTCCCTTGGACAAGGACCTTTTCCCCGTCTACTAGTTCGACGCCTAACCTAGCGGGGAGGTTTACCGCGCGGGGAGGGAATCGGTAACGTTTTAATAACGCTACTTTGTACGCTCTCGGGCTCGGGCGATGGTGCCATCGGCTTGACCCAGACACCCCTAAATGTAGCGCGGTAGAGCACTGTCCAGCCATACGGTTTCCGGGCTGTGAACGTAGAGATCAGTACAGCGCCGGGACGCATCTGGTCTTGGACGAGGTTCTCCCACTTGTTCTCCAGGAGGTCATCCTTGAACGGGCGTGCGGTGAAAACTATGTCCGGCACTTCCCAGGCCGGTTGGTCTTCGAGGTCACTGAGGTCGCGCTGCTCGCAGGCCACGCCCAGCTTCCGCGCAGCTTCGATATAGTAGTCGAACTTCTCAAAGCCGTACTCCATCATGTTGTACTCATGCTTGGCCCTGTAGAG